AATAGGCTGGCAGTAGATAGTCAAGAACTTTACATTGGTAACGGTAGCGTAAGTGAAGGTGCACCTGCTGTTGGTAATACAAAAATATTAACAGAAAACGAAAACATTTTTGACTTTGCAAATGATTACGAATACAAAACAGCCGATCCAACTATAACAACGGGCAAAGACAGTAATAATCCTATACAACGTACACTACAATCTAAAATGGACGACTTTGTAAATGCTGAGGACTTTGGCGTTATTCCTGGAACAAATTGTACACGTGAACTACAGAACGCATTACTACAATTATTTCCTAGCGATATTCAAAACACATCAACAGCAAAAAGAGTTACACTATATTTAAAGCCAGGAATATATACTCTTTCAAGTACAATTTATATTCCGAGCAACACCACTATATGCGGTGCAGGCAAGAATAACACTAAGTTTGAATCAACAGCTGATGTTGCTTTTCAAATGATTAACTCCTATGATGTAAACAATGGTGGTGCTCAAGTGTCAATTGACTGGGCAATGTCAGCTGCTGCCTCTGCATATACAAGTGTAACAGGCGCAGGTTTAACGACTACAACAGCTAGTAATCGTCCACGTAATATTAGATTAGAAGGCTTTACTGTAAAGTCATTGATAAACGATTGTACCCTAGTGCAGTGTGATGCACCCTTAGATTGCACATTAACAAATATGGGACTACATGGTATTTGGGCAATGAACGATCCGCTATATCCTACAAAGGCAGCACTTGTTGTTACAGCAGAAAATAATACTAGCACTAAACATTTGTCATTAATTGATGTAGAGTTTAAAAATACTAACGTAGGTATATTATCTAATTATGATGTACATAACATACATTGTAACAAATGTTCGTTCCATACGCATAGTAGAGGTATTATATTTGGACAAGCAATTCTAAGTGTAGATGGTAGTACTAACGGTCCACAGAATGCATTAATTGAACACAGTAATTTTGAAAATATAAACTTAGAAGCAATACTAGTCGATAAAGGCAGTAACAATAGAAGTAACGAAAACACTTTTATTGCATGTGGTAACAATGGTGGTAGCGAACTTAATCAAGCACATCCAGTAATTAAATTTACAACGCCTAATAACGAAAGCACACAAGATTGGTTTAGTAGAACTGATAGTGCAGGTGATACAATAACGTATCAAAATATTGACTATAAGCCAGAAGTAAGTGGTCCAGGACGTCATACTCAAAGACGTAACATACATAAATTTTTAATTGAAAATTTATCATCTGTATCAAAAGTTGACTTTATTAGATTACCAGCAGACGCAGACCGTACAGTGATTATTGATTATGACTATAATTCACAGGCTGAAACTGCAAGACGCAACGGACGAATGGTACTAACATATAATTCAACAGATAATAGTATATACTTAGAAGACGACCATAATATTGTAGGTGCTAGTGCATTAGATGGTGTAACTACTTTACCAAAACTGAGGTTCTTTACACGATATGATGCTAATATTAATACAGCAATAATAACATTTCAAAATCAACTAGACGAAAGAGTAGGTGCAACCTACGAAGGTGCAAATTTTAACTTTAAACTAACATATGTGAATTAATGTTTAATCAAAAATATGAGGACAGGCTACAATCTTGGTCTGCTTTCCGTCAATTACTTGAAGATAGTAACGATCCATTACAAGATGTAGTAGCTAAGTACAGTCAGGCTCCTACAGTTAGTATCCACACGGATCCTTATAACAAAAACATCTGGCCAACGCCGTGGCAGTTAATACAGGAGAACCAATACTGTGAGTTCTGTATCGTATTAGGTCAGTGTTATTCTTTACAGTTAACTGAACGCTTTAAAGAGGTTGACTTTGAGATACATATCAGTATAGATAAAGAAAAAGCAATTGATTTTTATCTACTTCACATACAAGACAGGGTTATAGGATATGATAAACTTAGACACATTAGTGACTATGAATTACCAAAAACAATCGAAACTCAGATTAAATATCCAATGCCTAAAATACAATAAATATCAAATAACTTAACAAATAGAAAGAGGAGTGTCATATGGCCAACGGTATCCATATCATCAAAAGAAACGGCGATAAAGAATTACTCAACATCGATAAAATACATTTCGTAGTTGAAGAAGCATGTAAAGGACTAGCTGGAGTAAGTAGCAGTCAAATTGAAATGAATGCTAACTTGCAGTTTTATGACGGTATGAGTACAGCCGAAATACAAGAAGTATTAGTGCGTAGTGCAAATGATCTTATTAGTTTAGATGCTCCTAATTATCAATATGCAGCGGCACGATTATTGTCCTATGGACTATATAAAGATGTTTTTGGTCAATACAATCATATTTCTTTAGGTGATATGTTAAGCAACAATATCGAACGTGGATTATATGATCCATCTATACTTGATATGTATAATGAAGATGAAATTGAGATGCTCGATGGATACATTAAACACAAGCGTGATGAAAACTATACTTATGCTGGCCTACGTCAAGTAGTAGACAAATACCTTGTTCAGGATCGTTCATCAGGACAAATATTTGAGACTCCCCAGTTCATGTACATGATGATTGCTGCTACATTATTTGCACAATATCCTAAAGAGGAAAGATTACATTATGTAAGGAGATATTATGATGCGACCTCACTTTTTAAAATCAATATCCCAACGCCAGTCATGGCAGGCGTCAGAACACCTGTGCGACAGTTTGCTTCGTGCGTCCTTGTTGATAGCAACGACACCCTTGATAGTATCTTCGCTAGTGATATGTCGATTGGTAGATACACTGCACAACGAGCAGGTATCGGCATCAATGCAGGACGCATCAGAGGTGTCAACTCAAGAATCAGAGGTGGAGAAGTAGCGCACACAGGTATCATTCCGTTCCTAAAGAAGTTTGAAAGTACAGTGCGTTGTTGTACACAGAATGGTGTACGTGGCGGTAGTGCAACTACACACTTCCCGTTTTGGCATCAAGAAATTGAAGACATTCTTGTACTTAAAAATAACAAAGGCACAGAAGACAACCGTGTACGCAAGCTAGACTATTCGATTCAACTTAACAAGACAATGTACGAAAGGTTGCTCAGCGGCGGCGACATTACATTGTTTAGCCCCCACGACGTGCCAGGATTGTATGAAGCATACTTTGGTGATCCAGCAGTGTTCCAAGAACTATATGAAAAGTACGAACGTGCATACAGCATCAAGAAGAAAACTATTCCAGCTATGGAGTTGTTTAGTGCGTTGATCAAAGAACGTGCTGAAACAGGACGCATTTATATTATGAATGTTGATCACTGCAATACACACAGCTCATTCAAAGATACAGTGTACATGAGTAACTTGTGTCAAGAAATAACATTGCCAACTAAGCCATTAGAACATATTGATGATGAAGAAGGCGAAATTGCATTGTGTATTTTGAGTGCTATCAACGTAGGTACACTAAAGAACTTAGACGATTTAGAAGAACTATGTGAACTAGCAGTAAGAGCACTTGAAGAAATAATCGACTATCAGCGTTACCCAATCAAAGCAGCAGAAATTTCAACCAAAGCTCGTCGTTCATTGGGCGTAGGTTACATTGGTCTAGCGCATTACCTTGCGAAGAATAAAGTAAACTATGCAGATCAAGAAGCATGGAACTTAGTACATGACTTAACAGAAGCATTCCAGTATTACTTGCTCAAAGCCAGCAACAAAATAGCGCAGGAGAGAGGCGCTTGTGAGTACTTTAATCGCACTAAATACTCAGACGGGATTCTTCCTATTGATACATATAAGAAGGACGTTGATACATTGGTGGAAAACAAACTTAATTATGATTGGGCATCTCTTAGGAAAGACATATTGGAATTCGGACTTAGGCACAGCACTTTGTCCGCACAAATGCCTTCGGAGAGCAGTTCCGTTGTGTCGAACGCAACAAACGGAATCGAGCCACCTAGAGGATACTTGTCCGTTAAGAAGTCAAAGAAAGGGCCTCTTAAACAGATTGTTCCACAATATCAAAGCCTTAAGTCGCACTACACCTTGTTGTGGGACATGCCTAGCAACGAAGGTTACATCAACGTTGTTGCGGTAATGCAAAAGTTCTTTGATCAAGCCATTAGTGGCAATTGGTCATACAATCCAACACACTACGAGAACAATGAAGTTCCGATGAGTGTTATGATACAAGATTTGTTAAACACTTATAAGTATGGTTGGAAGACTTCATACTATCAGAACACTTATGATTACAAGACTGATCCAAGTGAGTTAGAAGATGAGCCAGCACATTCAATAGGATGGCACGACAATCAGCCCGAAGTGCAGCCATATAACTTAGGCACTGAAGATGATGAAGCTTGCGAAGCATGTGCAATTTAAGGTTGACAGTAGATAATAATCATGTATAATAATAGTACATGTCGGTAATAGAGAGAGATAAATGGCAAAGACCGTATTCAATAAAGAAAAAGTAGACTTCACGAAACAGAACATGTTCTTCGGTGAAGATCAGAACACACAGCGTTACGATACATTTCGTTTCCCTGTGTTTGACAAACTTAACCAAACTATGCTTGGTTACTTTTGGCGCCCGGAAGAAGTAAGTCTACAAAAAGATAGAGCGGACTTTGCTAACTTCCGTCCAGAGCAGAAACATATTTTTACTGCTAACTTGAAATACCAAACACTACTTGACAGTGTCCAAGGACGTGGTCCATGCCTAGCATTTTTGCCGCATGTTTCACTTCCTGAACTGGAAGGCTGTATTGTTACTTGGGACTTCTTTGAAACAATCCACTCACGTAGCTACACACATATTATGAAGAACGTGTATGCTGACCCTGCAGAAGTGTTTGACACTATTCTAGATGATGAAAAGATCATTGCTCGTGCAACAAGTGTTACCAAACACTATGATGCATTTACAGAAGCAGCTGATGCTTACACACACCGTGGTGAAGGCTCAATGCGTGATGTTAAGAAGAAACTGTATCTTGCAATGATGACTGTTAACATTCTAGAAGGCTTGCGTTTCTATGTGTCATTTGCATGTACATTTGGCTTTGGCGAGCTTAAACTAATGGAAGGGTCTGCAAAGATTATTTCATTGATTGCTAGGGACGAAGCACAGCATTTAGCACTTAGTACACATATTTTAAAACTTTGGGCTCAAGGCAAGGACGATCCAGAAATGGCCGAAGTTGCTAAAGAGTGTCAAGAAGAAGTGTATGAACTGTGGCGCGAGTGTGTAGCTGAAGAAAAGGATTGGGCAGAGTACTTGTTTAAAGACGGTTCGATGATTGGACTAAACACAACATTGCTTAACCAATACGTAGAGTATATTGCAAACCGCAGATTAAAGGCGCTGGGTATGCAAGCAATTTTTGATCAGCCTGTAAACACTAACCCACTACCTTGGACACAGCATTGGTTGTCTAGCTCAGGCTTACAGGTTGCACCACAAGAGACAGAAGTAGAGTCTTATGTAATCGGCGGCATCAAACAAGATGTAACAACAGATTCGATTAAAGGATTCAGTTTATGATTGAAATTTATGGTAAACCAGCATGTCCGCATTGTGATCAAGCAAAGCGGCTTTGCGAACAGCGTGAATTAGAATACAAATATTTTCAACTAGACACAGACTTTACTCGTGAGGAAGTACTAGAAATGTTCCCTGGAGCACGTACTTTTCCACAGATTAAAGTTAATGGAACATCAATAGGCGGTAAGGATCAGTTAGGTACTTACTTAGAAGAAACAGGCTACAACGGAACAGGACACACACTATAATGTTAATTGAAACACCATACAAAAATTTAGACACAGTAACATTAAAACTTACTGATAGCTCAGAAATTGTAGCACGTCTAGAAGACGAAAATGACACTCATGTGACTTTATATAAACCACTAGCATTAATTGCAACAGAACAAGGCATGGGATTATCTCCATTTGCATTTACTATTGCAGCAGATGCTAAGGTTAAAATAAATAAAAGCACAGTTGTTTTTGTACATAAAACTGATAGCGAAATGGCTAAACAATATACAAAAAGCACTACAGGAGTGTCACTTTAATGCCACTAGCGGCTAGAAAAACAGATGCAGTAGCAACAGGTCACGGTTGTGACGGTACTACAACATTAGCAACACCTGGCCAATCAACAGTCTATATTGAAAATCTATTAGCGTGTAGAATTACAGACCGTACTGTTTCACATGATATAACTTCAGGTGATGATTGTGCTCCGCACACTGCACCTATAAGTGGATCTAGTGGTACAGTTTATATTGCTAATAAAAAAGCAGCACGTAGAACCGATGCGTGTGATGCAGGCAGTATAACAGGAAGTGCATCTACAGTTTATATAGGTTAATTATTTAAAAGGAGAGAAACATGACAAATCACGACGAAATTGTACAAGCATACAACAACTATCTAGCAGAACATGCAACGTTTGAAGAAAAAGGCGTTAAGGCTGCGGCAGCTAGAGCTCGTAAAGCATTAGGCGATCTTGGTAAACTTACAAAAGAACGCCGTAAAGAAATACAAGACAAAAAGAACGATATGTAATGCAAGGACAACGGCGATGGCTTAAATTATGGGCTAGAACCGTTGGCATGCCTATCGGCATAAGTGACGACGACAAGCCAGAGTTTCTTCCTATTACACAAGATGATGTAAAGAAGGCTTTGGCTTTTCGTACCTTTTGGATTGTATTGCATGTACTAACATGTTTTATGATTATAGCAGGTAATGGAAAGACTATGGGATTTTGGTAGTATGTTAGCGCTCTAACTGCTTTTAGGTTGTAAATACAGCATGACACACAAAGAAGCATATAGATTATTTTGGTTAGTTAAAGGACATATTGCAGAAAGTGATGATACAGCGTTATCATCAGCAGATAGTTATTTTAAAAGACTTTGGGTTGACGGGTGCAATGGGGCTCCGCTATGGGAATATGAAGAAGGGTTTGAACAAGCATATAATAGGAGATTTCATAATGCCAATGAACGGAATAGAGTCACTCAGTGACGACGATTTAAAATGTTTAGAAAAAATAGTTTCAGCAAAGTTTACAGAAGCATGTGAGTATGCAAAAACATTTGACACAAAGAACGGATGGCATTCAAATGCTAAATCAAATCAGTTTCTTAGAATAATGAATGCTATTAGGTCTACAAAACACTCTAAAAAAATAAAAGAACAACGCTGGTAACTCTATAAATAACATATGAAAACAGTTTATATTCACGGCGCCACAGCCAGTGAGCGTAGTTTTGCGTTCATACAAAAATCAACACGTACTAAAGATCCTATCTATTTAAATTACGATAAAGAATCTCTTGCAAAAGACAATCTTGAAGAGATGTATGCTATACTTGAAAACATCGATGGGCCTTTTGTTATAGTAGCACACAGTCTTGGAGGTGTATATGCAACCTATTTACAATCAGAGTTTGGTACAGCAATACAAGGCGTAGTAAGTTTAGCAACACCATTTAATGGTAGTGAACTAGCATCATGGGGATCAATATTTAATCCACATTATCAACTATTCAAAGACATTTCTCCAAACAGCAGTTTTATACGTAACAGTAAAAAGCTCAGTATACAATGTCCTTGGATACAAGTTGTCACCACAGTAGGTGATGTACCTTGGATCAATGGAACTAATGACGGCATTGTTACACGTTCAAGTATGATGTGTAGAGATGACATAGACTACACAGAAATAGATAGAAACCATTATGAGGTAGTATTAAGTAAAAGAGTGGTTGACATCATTATAAAAAGGCTGTATAAATAGTGTGTAACGTTGAAGCAACGTAGACACATACTGGACCCGGGGGCGGTACCCGGCAGCTCCACCATAAGCACTTGATAGGTGACGACCTATATTCGATGAAGTAGATAAGGATTTAGCTACCTGATGCTATGGAGAAGTTTCAAGTGTTTTTGATGGGGCTGAAATAGGATCGACAGGTGTGAAAGTGAAGTGGAGTTACCGGGATGTAAGCGCCGTTACCGCGAACAAACAACACAATTGCAAATGACAATCGTGCGCCAGAAATGGCTTTAGCTGCCTAATTAGGTAAGTGGGGGTTGGCAACGGACCTAGCAACAGAACCGTTGCACATTTACAACAATTTAGAAAACATAGGTTTCAAAAACATAAAATCTACAGCAAGTAGTTATAAATAAAACAGTGAAAGGGCAGCGACCATGCTGCCCTTTACTATGTATACATATTAAAAAGGAACTAAAAATATGCGTAATGTATTTATTACAACAGTAGCCGCTATGGCTATTTCAACAGCAGCATTTGCTGAAGACACAGCAGCTCCAGTAGCGACACCTGTACTATCAGGTGAAGTGTCACTAGACTTTGCTGAAACAGCAAACGACAAGTGGGGCGGAACAATGAATCTAGACCTAGGTGTAGATATGGGTGGATTGGCAACAGTCGATCTAAACTTTGTAGGCCAAGATGGTAGCGCAATCGACTTAGACACATGGACAGTTGGTACAACTGTAGCAGGCTTAGGTGTTGCATTTGGTGATGACCTAGGTGTAATGCCAGGCGCAGAAGGTGAGCAAACATTAGCAGCACCAACAATGGCAGAAGCAGTACAAGTGACTGTAGGCGATGCAGTAGTTGCAGTAGGTCTTACAGACTGGACAACAGATGTAACAGACGTAAGCAACATTCAAGGCGCTTACACATTGAACGTAGAAAACCTAGATGTAACAGCAGCAGCTGACTACAACCTAGACAGTGAAAACACAGTACTAGGCGCAGGCATTAGCGGTCTTGACTTAGGCGTAGCATCACTAGGTGGCGCAATGACTTACGATGTAGATGGTGAAACATTTGGTTTTGAAACTGTAGCAACAGCAATGGGCATCACAGCATACCTAAACGGTGATGACACAGACATGTTGCAAAACATCGGTGGTGAGTATGAAGTAGATGTAAATGGTGCAACATTTACAGCAGGTGCAAACTACAACATCGATACAGAAGACTTTGCTCCAACAGCAAGTATTGGCTTTGCATTCTAAGTCAAACACACAACAACTAAAAGGTCGCCGTGTGCGGCCTTTTTTTGTGGCTAAATAATATGGGCACATTATTTAGAGAGGGCAATAACATGCATGAGAACAAATATGACGTGACAGTCATTAAAGTAGTCGACGGAGATACTGTAGACGTAGACATTGATTTAGGCTTTGGCGTTTGTCTAAAAGACGAGCGTGTACGCATCATGGGCATCGACACACCAGAATCACGCACAAGAGATAAAGTAGAAGACTTGTTTGGCGAAGCAGCCAAAGCACGTTTGAAAGAACTTATGAAGGATGGCGGGAAACTTATTACTACTGAAGACCGCAAGGGGGAAGATATGAAAGGCAAGTTTGGACGTATCTTGGGTGACTTTGAAATAGGTGATAAACGTGTTACAGATATACTAATCGAAGAAGGACATGCAGTAGCATACTTCGGTGGATCAAAAGAAGAAGTACAAGCAAAGCACATGGTAAATAGACAGAAGTTGTTGCGAGAAGGACATATTAGCCAAGAGGACTATGCCGCCGCAGTAGCACTTATGGAAGGCAAGTAATGTCATTTAATACTAGTAGACATGCAATAAACGAAGTCAATGGATGGGTAGCAGGAAGGCTAACTAATATACGAAGGCAACTTAAAGCAACTGATCCTGAAGATCCAATGTATGATTATCTACTAGAAAGAATAGCATATCATGAAAAGTTTATTGATGCACGTAATAGTATGATCGGCAAAGAACTGCCCCCTGATAAACGAGCTGTAAAACGTCATCTAATCAACAAAGAATAGGTTGACATCTAAAATAGTCCTGCTATACTGTATATACAGAAACAATAGCAGGACTATTTTTATGACAATGTCGATGGTAGGCCCAGGCCTTACAACAACACGATACAATATTAAAAACAAGAAAAGCAAAAGCAAGAAACTAGCCAAAGCACAAAGTGACCATGAAGCATGGCTAGAGTCAATGGGCGTAGGCAAAACAAAGTTGCCCACTAACAAACAAGGCAAGCGTGTAGGTATCAACGAAATACCAGACTATAAAACACGAGATACAGTAAAACTCAGCAATCGTGTAGCAGGACACGGACCAGCCAAAGAAGGTAATACCTACTCGGGCGAACGAGTATTACTAGGAGTAGCAACCATGCACAAGAGCAACATGGTTCCAGTATTCGCAGACAGAAAAGAAGATGCAAAAGACATCTCTAGTATGCGTCGATAAACAAATCAATCATTGAGGTAAGAACATGAAGTTTTATATTATGGCAGCAGTTTTGCTGTTTGTAGCCAATGTGGCACAAGCACAAACTACAAACTTGTACACAGAAGAAGACTATCCACAAGCGTATTGTATGGCACTGAACATCTACTATGAGGCTCGCGGCAGTAACTTAGCAGACAGAGCAGCAACCGCCGATGTTGTTATAAACCGAGTTTTAGATACCCGTTATCCAAACACTATTTGCGAAGTTGTAAAACAAGGCAGGCAACACCCTAGCGGTGCAATGATGCGTAACAAATGTCAGTTTAGTTGGTATTGTGACGGAAAACACGACAGACCACAAAATGAAGATCTTTGGATTGATGCACAAATGTTGGCATATCAAATGGTGCATGAAGACAAATATCGTGGTATTACAGAAGGTGCTACGCACTATCACGCTACATATGTAAAGCCACACTGGGCCTCGACACTACAACTAGTCGGTAGGATAGGTGCGCACATTTTTTATCGTTGGAAATAACATAAATATAAGATGATATTTGGAATACTTGTACTCATAACGGCGCTGTCGATCAGCGCCGTTGCCATCTACTACAGCGTTAGCGGACTAGTAGCTATTTTTGCCGCCGCCGCGGTGCCTATTATGATCATGGGCGGTGTACTAGAAATAGGAAAACTTGTAACTGCGGTGTGGTTGCACAAATACTGGAAGCAAGCCAAGTGGTGGCTAAAGAGCTATCTAACTATTGCAACAGTGATATTGATGTTCATCACAAGCATGGGTATTTTTGGATATCTCAGCAAAGCACACATTGAACAAACCGCCGCTGCCACAGAAGGCGTTGCACAACTAGAACGCATTGAAGCAGAGCTTGATAGACAAGATGCTGTGATAGCAAGAGCCGAACAACGTATTGAAGAAGCAGAAGCAAGTGTTGGCGCAGGTAATGCAGAAATACAAGCACAAATAGATAGAGAACAACAGCGTATTGATACAGCATACACACGCATCGAACCTGCTATTGCAGAACAGAATGATATTATTCAGGCAGCAAGAACATCAGACAGTGAACGCACACAACCATACGAAGAGCAACTAACTGCACTTGATGAAGAACTACGCAGACTAGATGCACAAGCAACACAATACGAATCACGCATTGCACAACTAAGCGTCGATGTTAGTGCAGTAGATCCTGTACTAGCACAAATAAACAGTATACAAGATAGCATTGTAAAAGTTGAAGGACAACTTGCTAGTAGAGAGCGTGATCAAATAGCATCTGCACAGCGTACCATTGGAGCAAACGCAGACGGCAATGCAGGACCAAACACACGTAGGTCAGCAGACACATGGATAACACAACAACGTGCAAGGATAGCAGAACTACAAGGTCAAGTAGCACAACTACGTGCTACAGCACAAAGCACAGTTGATGCAGAGCGCACACGACTAACCAACCTTGTAAGCAACATACGCAACGCACAAACACAGGCAATCAAAGACCGTCAACTAGAAGTGTTGGCAACCATTGATCAAGTACGCAACACAGAGTCTCCTGTTATAACAAAAGCAAGAGAAGAAGTACAAAGAATTCGTGCTGGTGCAGATGCACAAATAGCACAATCAAACACACTCATACAAAGTTTACGCAATAGTTTGACTGTGGGCAAAGATGCCGCAGTTGAAGCAACTATTGCAGAACAGCAACAAAAGATAGTATTAGCAAATAATACCATTGACACACTCACAGAACAAAAGTATACTTTACAAACTGAGTATAGAAAACTAGAAGCAGAAGTAGGACCTGTAAAATACCTAGCTGAGTTCGTATACGGCGAAACAGCCAACAAGGATATACTAGAGGAAGCAGTAAGATGGGTAATAATAACAATCATA